CTCAATAACCTTTTTAAACTTCTTGAACTTGTGCATTCTTGTTGGTATCCAGTGCCTAGTCCAAGGTGTAGCCTTACAAATTTCTAGCATCTTCTCAGCTAGTCTTAAATCGTACATATCGCCACTATCGAACCATCTAAAATAGCGATCGTTATCCAATTCAGCCACCATATCAGCAACCCATTCTTCACGCTTCCAATCTTCTTTGTTATGGATACGTGGGGCTTTCACATTTGGAAAATTATAATTTCCAGTAGTTGCATAGCATCCTTTGCATGCATCGACTAATTCACCATCCGAACCAATCGAAGCAGGACACGTATCAATTGCTTGTAAACTCCAACTTCTGCAGGGCATCTTGCCCGCTTTACTTAATTTAATCATCTTTATAACTCCCATTCATAATTTAAATTGGTAAATCCAACCATAAAAATTCCGCATGCAATAGCTAAATCTTTAAAATCTCTATCATAATTAAAATAAAATTTTAGATTATGAAATTGTAAATATAAATCTATAGCGTAATTTTTAAAAATAATCTGACAACCATATATTCTCTCATCTGGTGTTTGATCTGGTAATTTTGTTATTTTAATCATCTTTTATTCCTCCTCATAATTTGGCATTTCTGCATTTAAATAATAATTATCTACTATTTGATCTAATGTATCAACCATTTTATTTATCCTCCCATATTTGGTCCAAGTCATTTAAAAATTCTAACGCATCCCAATGATCTAAATGATGCCCTTTATTTGTTGGCATGCTCATAGCATGTTTTATTCTATCAACTTGTTTATCAATTTTTCTCTGATCTAATCCTAACAAATCCATTAAAGTGTAAATATCTTCATTTAAAAATTCTACTTTAATAAGTGCAATTTGATCACTTAGCATTTTTTTATGTTCTTGTTTAGTTATATTCATTTTATATTCCTATATATTTTCTGTTTCGATAGCCCTTGCGGACCTCTCATCAGTTCGGTTAATTCCGAAGACAGAATAAAATGAGCAGTTTAAAATCTTGCTCAGGATTATATACTATTTAAATTCTGATAGTAGATTATCTTCTACGCTTTCCTCCAAATTTTGTTTGATTCCTTGTAACCTTCTTATAAGAATATCAAACTCTTCTAATTGAACTCTATTTAATTTTTTGCGAAATGCCTCTGTTTGAAGCGGAAAATCATCAAAAAAATCATCTATAACATGTGGTTTATGAGGTATTAGTTCATCCAATAAAATGTCTAAATCCCTAACCGCAGTATTGAGCGGACATTGTCCAAATTTATTCTTTATCATTTTTTAGCCTCTGATTCTTCCATAGCCTTCCGACTGTTGGAAATTGTTGTAAAAAGTCCCTTTCGAAGACTTGCCCCAGTTGAACTTGCTATCTGGTCTAGGTGCGAAGACTTTGCGAATAGATCGTTTAGCCCTTCTCAGATCGTTGGCATTGTCATTGAATCTGTAACGCTCCAGATCATGCTGATAAACTCTGACTAGTAGCCACACATTTGAGCCATCTTTTCCGATACCTTGCAAAACATAAAGATTTTTGAATTTGTCTTTTGCTGTTTGCCCCTTCTGATATTTTTTAGTTTGCCCCTCTTTTAGAAGGTCTATTGATTTAACATATTTACTCATTTTATATTTTCCTATATTGATTAAAAAACATGCACATAGCATCAAGCCCGTTTTGGATTTTAATAACTTGTTCTATATACATAAGGCACATAATATAGAAATTAATCTGAATTGCAATAGCTAATTTAAATCGGCTTTCACCCACTAGAAAAGACCTACTAAAGGAATACCCATAGCAGCTAAATAGAGAGCCATACAGCCATTTAATTTATATTGGGAAAGGTAGTAAAAGGATGCTTAGTTAATAATGCTTTAACTTGTTGATTTGCTTAGATATTGGCAAGGGATTGTTTAGTTTATTATGGGGATAATCAAACATTACTAAACGTGGTTTTATGTTTACTAGACATGGGCACAGCTAGAACTAAAATAAATCTTGCTAGTTCTAGACGGGGCTTTGCTTAGTTTTGTTTAGTTTTGTTTAGTGGGGGGCAGGATGCACGGGTAGGGGTGGGGTGGTGTGTACTAAATCTCATACATTTTGAGCTAAAAGGGATGTTTACTAGACAGGTCCTTAGCGGTACACTAGAGAATCTTTGATAGCCCTCACTATATATTTTATATATACCCCCTTGCAGGGTACTATATCATTGTACAGATAAATATCAATTTTGTCAAGACCTTTTTAGTTTATTTATCTCTTGACAACATCGTATACTAGACCTATAATAGATTGCATGAGTTATCTCCCACAAACTACAGATAAAAAGAATAAGGTTCTTACGGAGAAACAACAGTCTTTTCTGGACAATTTGATCCAGACAGGAGGTGATCCGAAGAAAGCAGCCGAGCTTGCAGGATACTCAGGCAATTATCATCAAGTTATAAAATCATTAAGACAAGAAGTGATCGAATTAGCCTCGGATGTACTAGCTCGTTCTGCCCCTCAAGCAGCCTTTAAACTTGTAGACATCATGAATAGTGATGCACCTATACCACAGGTCAGCAATAAGCTGACTGCTGCCCAAACGATTTTGGATAGGGTAGGTGTATCTAAAAGTGATAAGTTGGATGTAACTCACTCTAGTGGAGGTGGTATATTTATACTTCCTGAGAAAGCACCTATTGAAGTAGAAGCACAGGATGTAGAATACGAAGAAGAAGAGTAATGGCAAAAAAGAAAACAACGACTAAAAAGAAAAGTACAGTTAATAAAGCAGGTAATTATACCAAGCCTACAATGCGTAAGAGATTATTTAATAAGATTAAAGCAGGAAGTAAAGGTGGTAAACCCGGACAATGGAGTGCCCGTAAAGCTCAACTGTTAGCAAGCGAATATAAAAAGGCAGGTGGAGGCTACAAGTAATGGCACTAAAAAAGTCTCAGAGGTCTCTCAAGCGTTGGACTAAACAGAAGTGGAGGACTGCTAGTGGTAAGAAGTCTTCAGAAACTGGAGAGGTATATGCTCCTGCAAAGACAATAAAGAAACTTAAATCAACTGCTAAAGGTCGTAAGAAACTTGCAGCAGCAAACAAGAAGAAGCGAGAAGCTACTAAGAAAGGAAAGCAACATGCAAAGCATGGGCTACATAAAGGTAAAAGGAGATAATGATATGGATATATTTATTTTTATAGTTGTAGTACTAGCTGTCGTAGGTGTAGGGTTAAAGAAATATAAGCCTGAAGTATACGATAGAATTAAAAATAATATTAAGAATATTGGCAAAGACCCATTTTAATATTATGAAACAACAGAACCAAAAGATTAAAACTAAAAAAGAATTAGCAAGGCTACGAAAGCAGCAAGAGTTAAGACAGCATAATCAATGAGTATGAGAGAAGAATATAAAAAAGGTGGGAAAGCTAAAGACTCACGTTTAAAAAGAGCAGGAGTATCTGGTTATAATAAACCTAAGCGTACTCCTAATCATCCTAAGAAATCACACATTGTTGTAGCAAAAGAAGGTTCTAAAATTAAAACAATTCGTTTTGGACAGAAAGGAGCAAAGACTGCAGGTAAACCTAAAGCAGGTGAATCAGCTAGAATGAAAGCAAAGCGTAAAAGCTTTAAGGCTAGGCACGGTAAGAATATTGCTAAAGGTAAAATGTCAGCAGCTTATTGGGCTGATAAAGTAAAGTGGTAGCAATATTACTAGCTACATTAAATTTATCTATACCTGACATTAATGTAACTACTCCTACTAAAATTGAAGAACCACCTAAAAGATTTTTACAATTTATAGAATATGAAGAACCACCAACAAAACAACAGTATATGATATATTGGGGATTAAATGCTTTAGATGTTTACACAACTTATAGAGCATTAAAAAAACCAAATATAATTGAAGGTAATCCTTTATTAGGTAGTAATCCTTCACGAGATAAATTAATTTTATTTAAAGCATTCGGTGCAACTTTAGTTGGTAATAATCTTGATAGTGACATGATGACAGGAGCTAATGCAACATTAACTTATGTAGTTTATAGAAATTATAAAGTTATGAAAGAAGCACAAAAAGAACTAGAAAATAATAACTAACGTAAAATGGTAACACCAGAAGATTGGCAAGAAAAAGAATTAAGTTGGTTAGCTAAAAAACAATTAACACTTGTAGCTATTATGTCAGTCATTCAAGTTACTATGTTAGGACTAATGTTATTATTCATGTATATTAATTCAATTATATTTAAGTAAGATGCCACAGATAGGAAGCAATGAAAAACCAGTTCTTATGACAAATAAGAAGAATGGTGGTCGTATGGGTAAAGGTTCAAGACCTAGAAAAACGTCAGTATCACAACAACAGTTTGATGATAACTGGGATAGGATATTTAAAAAGTAATGCCTTACTCACAAAAAGTACTTGACAGATTTGACAGTGTATTAAATGAACCTGAGAAACATGCAGTAGGTAGGTTTGATCCTACTGATCCTAATGTAGCTACAGGCATGACCGGTGCACCTGCATGTGGAGATGTAATGAGACTACAACTTAAACTTGATGGGAATACTATAGAAGACGTTAAGTTTAAAACATATGGTTGTGGTTCTGCTATAGCTTCTTCAACTTTGTTTGTAGATATGCTCAAGGGTAAAACAATACAAGAAGCAAAACAAATTAAAGACAAAGATATTGCTGAAGCTTTAGAGCTTCCACCCATCAAACTACATTGTTCTGTTCTTGCAGAAGAAAGTATATCTAAAGCAATTGAAGATTGGGAAAACAAGTTAGCACGTAGACAACACAATCAGTTATGAAAGAAGGATATATAAAAAGAAAAACATCTACTATTCCTTTTGGATATGAGCCTAGTGAAGTTGATGGCTACTTCAAACCAGTTCCTGATCAAATAGAAGCCTTAGAAGTTGCAGAAGATTTAGTAGCTAGTGAATCTATAAGCTTACGTGATGCATGTGACTGGATAGAATTTAAAACTAAACGTAGTATTACAGCAGCAGGATTAAAAAAACACATAGATAAAAAATATGGAAAACGAGAACAACGACTTGAAAGATTGGGAACAGAATCCACATCTTTACTTGACAGATTCTGAGGGAAGCTTTATACTAAAGAATGATGGTACACCTCGTAAAAAAGGAGGTAGACCTAAAGGAAGTAAATCAAAATATTTTTATTCACATGGTCAAAAAGCAAAACAAGCAGCTAGACGTTCAGTCTCAACGAAACAAAAAGCAATTAAAAAAATTGAAAAGCAACTTGAATCAAAGAGAAAAGCTCTTAGACAGACGACTGATGTCCTCGGTAAACTCGAAGATGAATCGTCAAAGCCGACAAAATCGGGGAAGGTAGTAACTCAAGAAGAACTTAATGTTCTACCTAAAGCTATTCAAGCTGAGATAGATTCGGGCAGTCATGTAGTCTTTCATCCTAATGAAGGACCTCAAACAGAGTTCTTAGCTGCAGATGAAAAAGATGTTCTCTATGGCGGTGCTGCAGGTGGTGGTAAATCATACGCTATGTTAGTTGATCCATTAAGGTATGCACATCGCAAAGCACATAGAGCCTTAATACTAAGAAGGTCTATGCCAGAGTTACGAGAACTTATAGATAAATCTCGTGAACTTTATCCACAAGCATTTCCCGGATGTAAGTTTAGGGAAGTTGAAAAGGTATGGAACTTTCCGAGTGGGGCAAAGATAGAGTTTGGTTTCTTAGAAAGAGATGCAGATGTATATCGTTATCAAGGACAAGCATATAGTTGGATAGGATTTGATGAGATCACTCACTTACCTACAGAATTTGGTTGGAACTATTTAGCCTCACGTCTTAGAACAACAGACCCTGAAATTAAAACTTATCTACGCTGTACTGCTAACCCCGGAGGTATTGGTGCTTCTTGGGTAAAGAAAAGATATGTTGATGCGTATGCACCGAATGAATCTTTTTTTGGAACAGATGGACTAACACGTAAGTTTATTCCTGCACGATTAACAGATAATCCTTACTTAGCAGAAGATGGAGTATATGAGCAAATGCTTATGTCGTTACCTCCTGTTCAACGTAAACAATTGTTAGAAGGTAATTGGGATATTAATGAAGGTGCAGCTTTCGTAGAATTTGATCCGGATGTACATATTGTAACTCCTTTTCAGATTCCTTTGACATGGGAACGTATAAAAGGTATTGACTATGGGTATGCATCAGAGAGTGCTTGTATATGGGGAGCAGTAGATAGAACAGATGGAACTCTAATTATTTATCGTGAATTATATAGAAAAGGCTTGACAGGTGAGGATTTAGGCTCTATAATAACAGACATGGAAATGGAAGACCCTTTTTCTGTTTCTGGTGTATTAGATACTGCTGCATGGGCAAGAACTGGTACAACCGGACCAACAGTAGGAGAGTCGCTTGTTAAGCAAGGACACAAGCTTAGACGAGCAGATAAAAATAGAATACAAGGTAAAATTCAGATTCACGAATATTTAAAGATACAACCAAGTGGCAGACCTAAATTGCAGATATTTAATACTTGTCCAAACTTGATAAAGGAATTACAAAGTATACCATTAGATAAGCGTAACCCTGAAGATGTAGATACACATGCTGCGGATCATGCTTATGATGCTCTGCGGTATCTTATTATGAGTAGACCTAGAATAAATAATCCTATGGATAATCTTCGTCAATATCATAGAGAATCAATTTACAAACCTGTGGATGAAACATTCGGATACTAAGTATGGCAGACGAAGAAAATAAACCTTTACAACCAATGGGGCTGCTAGATGCAGATGCAGTCTATGTAGAAGAAGTAGAAGGTGAAGATGGTTTAGAATTATCTTTAGCAGAAGATCAAAAACTAAACTTAGCAGGTCTTATAAAGAATCGTTTTCAAGCAGCAGAAGATGCAAGAAGTTCACACGAAGATAGATGGATAACAGGCTATCAAAATTTTAGAGGGCTATACGGAAAACGAGTTAAGTTTAGAGAATCAGAAAAGTCTAGAGTATTTGTAAAAGTTACAAAGACTAAAGTACTTGCAGCATTTGGACAACTTATTGATGTTATATTTGGAACAGGTAAGTTTCCTATTGGAGTTACAGAAACAAAAATGCCAGAAGGTGAAGTATCTGTTGCTCATTTAGATACACAGAATCCAGTGCCGGGTATTGAGACAAGCCAACCTGAGACAACTCTAGGAGAAGTCGAAAGTCCTTTTGATGTAGGATATGAAGGTGACGGTAAGGTTTTAAAACCCGGTGCTACTTTTTCAGATGGTAAGTTTCAAGAAAGATTTTTAGAAGAGTTAGCAAAAGAAGAAGGTAACTTTACTCCCGGACCTAGTGCGAACCCACAAGATTTAGAAATTAATCCTGCACAAAAAGCTGCAAGAAGAATGGAAAAATTAATCCATGATCAAATAGAAGAATCAAATGGTGCTTCTGAATTACGTAGTGCATTGTTTGAAGCTGCTATGTTAGGTACAGGAATTATTAAAGGACCATTTAATTTTAATAAAACTTTACATAAATGGGATGAGGATGAAGAGGGTAATAGAACTTATAATCCTTTAGAAGTTAGAGTACCAAGAATAGAATTTGTAAGTTTATGGGATTTCTTTCCTGATCCTTCAGCAACATCTATTCAAGAATGTGAATATATAATTCATAGGCATAGACTAAACAGAAGTCAATTTAGAGCATTAAGTAAGATGCCTTACTTTGACAAAGATGCAATTAGAGAATGTTTAATGATGGGCGGTGACTATGAGAAGCGTAGTTACGAAGATCAAATTAGAGATGAAGATGTAGATGAATATGCATTACCACAATATGAAGTATTAGAATATTGGGGAGTTATGGATGCAGCTTACTTACGTGATGTAGGTGTAGAGTTATCAGATGAAATAGATGATCTAGATGAACTGCAAGTAAATGTATGGACAAGTGGTGGTAAAATACTAAGAACAGTGGTTAATCCATTTACACCATATAGATTACCATATCATGCTTTTCCATATGAAAAGAACCCATATAGTTTTTTTGGTGTAGGTGTAGCAGAAAATATGCATGACTCACAACAGATTATGAATGGTCATGCAAGAATGGCTATTGACAATTTAGCCTTGTCAGGTTCTCTAGTCTTTGATATAGATGAATCTGCTTTAGTAGGTGGACAAAGTTTTGAAGTGTATCCCGGAAAGATATTCCGTAGACAAGCAGGAATGCCCGGACAGGCAATACATGGAGTTAAGTTTCCAAACACATCAACTGAAAACATGATGATGTTTGACAAGTTTAGACAGCTTGCTGATGAACAGACAGGCATACCTAGTTACTCTCATGGTCAAACCGGAGTACAAAGTATGACTAGAACTGCATCAGGAATGTCTATGTTATTAGGTGCAGCAAGTCTTAATATCAAAACTGTTATTAAGAACTTAGATGACTTCTTACTTAAACCTTTAGGAGAAGCATACTTCCAATGGAATATGCAGTTCTTAGAAGATAAGCTTGGAGTTGTAGGAGATTTAGAAGTTAATGCAACTGGTACAAATAGTTTAATGCAGAAAGAAGTTAGATCACAAAGACTAACCACATTCTTACAAACTGCACAGAATCCTGCTATTGCACCATTTGTTAAAATGTCTAAATTAATTAGTGAACTTGCCTACAGTCTCGATCTTGATCCAGATGAAATACTTAACGATCCAGAAGAGGCTGCTATCATGGCACAAATAATAGGAATGCAAAATAATGTTGGACAAGAATCAAGCTCGGAAGTTAGCCCCACTGGTCAAGAACAAGAAGGAATGGGCGGTGCTACTGGAGTACCTCAACCACCTCAAGACCTTGGAGTTACAGGTACTGGCGGTGGCAACATCGGAATTGGAAATGTTCCGCAGTCAGGGGAAGCTGAATTCTCTGGCACACCTAGAGCAGTTGGAGAGTAGTGTAGACGAAGCACTAAATAGAAAGGAAGATATATAATGGCAATGACTCAAAACGAAAAAAGACAAGCAAATTTAGATAAGCTTATGATGTCTGTTAGGAGACAAGTTGATAGAGAAGAAAGTAATTTTCCTGATAAAGAGTTAGATAGAACTAAAAATAATTTAATTAAAAATGCTCAAAGTTTATATACTAAAAACGAAATTGAAACTTTTTTAGAAAAAGAAAGGACTAGAAGATTTGATGAAAAACGTGCAGAAGTATTAGCAAAAAGACCAGAACAAGAAGCAGCTAATCCATTAGGTGCAAGAACAGGTAGAGCTACAATGAAAAAGGGTGGAGAGTTTCCAGACTTAACTGGCGATGATCAAGTTACACAAGCTGATATATTAAAAGGTAGAGGTGTATTTCAAGAGGGTGGAGATGTAAAAAATCAAATGGAAATGATGCTAGGTGAAGAAAAAGAAATGCCTATGTTACCTGATGAAGAAATGGAAGAAGATTATGTAGACTATGTTGTTGAGGAAACATTGTCTAATGAAGATAGAAATTATTTAATAGATGCTCTTGAGAAAGACGATAAACTAAGTGAGATATTTGATCAAGTAGTCGAGAGTGCAACAGAATTTACTGGTTCTGGAACTGTAGAAGGTCCGGGAACAGGTAAGTCCGATTCGATACCTGCAAGGTTATCGGATGGGGAATTTGTCTTTACTACAAAAGCAACTGAAGAAATCGGAGCAGACAATTTAATGTCTATGATGAAAGATGCAGAAGCTGCTGTAGATGAAAGACAACAACTAGCTAATGGCGGTAGTCCAATGGCAAGGGAAGAAAGAGAAGTAATGGTTGCTCCACAAGAACCAATACAACAAAACATAAATGTTACTAAATCTACACTTGACAATAGTGCAGCAATGCCTCGTCAAGAAGAAGATAATGTGCGTAAAGCCATTAATGAAAACATGATGCTCGACCCTTATCAAAAGCACGTTAGAAGCTAACAAAAACGATAGGCTACTTACGTCAGTAACCCCTATCAAATTTATAACCTTTAGCTACCTTGTTAGATCAAGCCCCTAATTAAAAAAGACGTTTTTAGAATAGGCTACCTTGAGGTAAGCACAAGCCCTAAAAGGAGAACAAAATGGCAGAAGTTGAAAATATACAGGAAGAATCTGTAGAACCAACTCCTAACCCGTATAATCAAAAGAAAGATTGGCACACTGATGAAGTAATGCCTAAACATGGAGATAGTGCGGAAGGATTGTTTTTTGAAAAGCCACAAGCTCAATCAAGTTCAGAAGAAGTGCAAGCAGAACCTGAACAAAATGATAAAGCTTATAGTAGACCAAATTACAAAAAAAGATATGATGATTTAAAAAAACATTATGATACAAGACTCTCGGAGTTTAAACAAAGAGAACAAGAATTGATAGCTGAAGCTACAGCAAATAGACCGGAGTATCAAGCTCCAAAAACTGCTGAAGAATTAGAACAATTTAAAGCCGAGTATCCTGATGTTTATGAAGTGGTAGAAACTGTAGCTCATTTGCAAAGCGAAGATAAAGTTGCAATATTGCAAGAAAGACTCGATGCAATGCAAGGTCGTGAAACAGAAATACTAAAACGAGAAGCTGAAAAAGACTTGATTACAAAACATCCAGACTTTGAAGACCTTCGTAATAGTGATGAGTTTCATCGATGGGCAGAAGTTCAACCCGAAGAGATAAAAGATTGGATTTATAATAATCCTAATAATGCATCTCTTGCAAGTAAAGCCATTGATCTTTTTAAAATGGAAAATGGAATTGTTCCTACACAACCTCGCCAGAACAAATCGGAGAGAAGTTCTGCTGCTGATATGGTGTCTACCAAGACAACAACAGTAGATGAGAAACAACCGAAGATTTGGACACAACAGGAAATCGCTGCCCTACCTATGGCTGAATACGATAGACTTGAAAAAGAAATCGATAAAGCTTTAGAAGAAGGCAGGATTATATAATAACAAAGTTAATAATATTCAAGGAGAATAATTATGGCATTTAATCAATCTGATCAATTTTTTGAGCAGTCAACTGATACTAATGGTAACTTTGGTAATTCCGTAAGTGGTCAAACTAACTCCTTCTTCTTACCGAAAGTCTATTCTAAAAAGGTTTTAAACTTTTTCAGAAAAGCTTCGGTAGCAGAAGCAATCACTAACACTGATTACTCAGGAGAAATTTCTGCTTTCGGAGATACTGTAAGAATCATTAAAGAACCGGAAATCACCGTCTATCAATATGAAAGAGGTGCTGACGTAACTAAAACAGCATTAACAGACCAAGAACTTACTATGGTCGTTGATGTAGCAAACGCTTTTAAATTCATCGTTGATGATATTGAAACTTCAATGTCTCACGTGAACTTCAAAGAAGTTGCTAGTTCATCTGCTGCTTATGCATTAAAAGATGCATTTGATGCAGGAGTTATTGCTGAAATGTTTGCAGGTGTATCTACAAGTTCACCTGATCACGTTATCGGTTCTGATAGTTCAACTGCCGATGCAACACTAGCTCACGCTACTAATTCTGTAGACCTATTAGGTTCTGACGGAACTGGTGTAGATGCTCTAGACCTTATGGCTAGACTAGCTAGATTACTAGATGATCAAAGCATTCCTGAAGAGGGAAGATGGTTCTTAGCACCACCTTCATTCTATGAAGAGCTTTCTCAATCTGGTTCTAAACTATTATCTGTTGACTTCAACGCAGGTCAAGGATCATTGAGAAATGGTTTAGTTGCAAGCGGTAAACTACGTGGATTTGATATGTACAAATCTAATAATGTTGCTAGTACGTCTAACGCTACTGGTAAAGTATTAGCAGGTCACATATCATCTACAGCAACTGCCCAAGCTATAACATCAACTGAGGTCATTCGTGATCCAGATTCATTTGGTGATATAGTTAGAGGTCTTCATGTCTATGGTGCGGAAGTACTTAGACCAGAAGCTCTGGCATCTGCTTTCTATGTAGTAGACTAAGCAAACCCGTAAGTGGGGGAGGAATCATGTGTTCGCTTCCCCCTTACACCTTTTAATTGTAATTTGGAGAATATAATGCACAAAAGAATGAAAAAAACCGGTGGTGGTTATGGTAAAGGTAATGGTATGATGCAACGTAAACCTAAAGGTACGGGTGGTCGTTCAATGTATGGACATGGTGGAGAAGCCATGAAAAAAGCTACACCTTGTTAAGATGAAAGTTACAGCACCTAAAGGATACCATTGGATGAAGCATGGTAAAGAATATAAATTAATGAAACATTCAGGTAAGTTTGTAAAACATAAAGGTGCAAGTCTTACTGCAAATTTTGCAATTCAAAAGCAACATAAAAAATAATGGCAACAACTTTTTTAACATTAACTAACGATGTTCTTCGAGAACTTAACGAGATTGAATTAACTTCTGCAAACTTTGCTACTGCAAAAGGCATTCAAAACTTTGTTAAAAATTCTATTAACAAATCTTTAAATGATATTGCTAATGAAGAACCACAACTTCCTTTCTTTGCAGTTGCAGCAAGTGGAGGTACAGACCCTTTCTATGGTAATGTAACTGTAGAAACAACAGCAGGTACTAGATGGTACTTGTTAAAGTCTGGTAGTTCTAGTATTACTACCGACTACGCATCCATTGATTGGGATGATTTTTATTTAACAACTATAGGAGTAAGTGGTGAAACAACCCCTTATACTTCTAGAGGTTTAAAATTTATTACATTAGATGATTGGACAAGATATTTAAGAGATGCAGAGAATGACGATGATGCAGATACTCAAAACTACGGAGAACCTAAATATGTTATTCGTAGTCCAGATCATCGTAAGTTTGGATTAAGTCCTATACCAGATAAAGCTTATAAGGTACATTTTTATGCATATAGTGCACCAACACCTTTATCTGCTTTCGGAGATACTATAGTCTTACCAGACCAGTACTCTAATGTAATAACTGCTAAAGCTCGTTACTATGTGTGGCAATTTAAAGAAAGCCCACAACAAGCTGCATTTGCTATGGATGATTACAAAAAAGGTATGAAGCAAATGAAGTCTAATTTAATTAATCCTGCTCCAAAATATGTTGGAGATGATAGGACATACTTCTAAATATGGCACGATCTCAACCTTATACAGTCGCAGTCAATGGAGGATTAGTAAAATCTTCTAATGTTATAGACTTGTTAAAAACTCCGGGAGTTGCCAAGGATTTAAGAAACTTTGAAGTATCTACAGAAGGTGGATACAGAAGAATTAATGGGTATCAAAAGTTTGGTACTGGAAGCTCTACACAACCTACAAGTGGAACTACAAATATCTTAGGTGTATTTCCATATGCAGATGGAGTTATAGTTTGTGCAAGTACAAATATTTATTTTACACAAGATGGTATAACTTACTTGCAATTAAATAGAGCTAGTGTTGCAGGAAGTGGAGATAACTATACTGCATTTACTGGTCGTAGTGTTGCAGCTAGAACATCACAAGGTCAATGTCAATTTACTTTGTTTGAATCAGCTACATCTAATTATGGTACAGTTATTATAGCAGATGGTGCTAATGAACCTTTCTTTTTTAGAATGGAAGGTACTGGAGCAAACTTAAATAGTAGAACATATTTTGCAGGTGAAATAACTGTAACAAGCACGAAACATGTTAAGTATGTTACAACACATGATAAACATTTAATAGCTGCAGGTGTTGAAGATAATTTAAATACAATTTACTACAGTGGCACATTAGACCCGACAGATTTTACAAGTACTGGTTCTGGTAATATTGTATTAGAAGATCAAATAGAAGGCATCAAAGGTTTCCGTAATGAGTTATTTATATTTTGTACGAACAGTATATTTAAACTTACAAATATAAATGATTCTAGTAATATAGCAATAGTACCCGTTACAAAGAACGTAGGGTGTTTAAGTGGTTATAGTATTCAGGAGATTGGTGGTGACTTAATATTTTTAGCACCAGATGGTTTCAGAACAGTAGCCGGTACAGCAAGAATTGGTGACGTAGAACTAGGCACAGTTAGTAAAGCTATACAACCGTTAATTACAGACTTAGCAGAAAACATAAATACATTTGTAATTAATAGCGTAGTTCTTAGAGACAAGTCACAGTATAGATTATTCTATACAAATACAAGTTTAGAAAACAGTCAACAAAAAGGAATTATAGGAACATTAAGATCAGATGGATTTCAATGGTCAGAGACAAGAGGATTAGAAGTTACTGCCATTGGTTCAGGATTTGATAATAATGGCATAGAACAATATTATCATGGAGATACAAACGGATATATTTATCAACATGATACAGGTAATAACTTTGATGGTAGTAATATATTAGCACGTTATGAAACACCAAACTATGATTATGGTGATCTAGGAACATTAAAAACTTTACATTATGTAAGAGTCTCGGCAAGTTCAGAAGGAATTACAGAACCAGATGTTCAAGTTAGATTTGATTATGGTAATACAGATATACCACAACCACCAGATTTATTTAATCTAGGGGTTATCAATCCTCCTTCAAAGTTTGGAGATGCATTATTTAATACTAATGTATTTGGTGGTGGTGATAATCCATTAATAAGAGTTCCATTACAAGGGAGTGGAACAAGTAATAATTTTACCATTATAAGTGATGATACAAAACCACCATACACTATAAATGGTTTCTACGTAGACTACATACCTTCAGGCAGGAGATAATAAATGGCACAAACATATACACGACAGAGTTCGTTTGCAGATGGAGATACAATTACTGCTGCATTATTTAACAACGAATATAATCAGTTAGTCAACGCATTTGCATACAGTTCAAGTAGTGCTAGTTCTACAGGGCACAGACACGATGGTACAGCAGGACAAGGTGGTAATATACACACTATCGGTGACTTAGACTTTTTAAACAAGATTGTCGTAGATAGTACAAACAATAGATGGGGATTTTATGTAGAAGTCTCTTCAGCAGCAGTAGAACAAATAAGAATACAAGATGGAGCAATCGTACCAGTAACAGATAACGATATAGATTTAGGTACAAGCTCATTAGAATTTAAAGATGCTTTTTTTGATGGCACAGTTACAGTTGATGCTTTTGTAGCTGATACTGCAGATATTAATGGTGGTACAGTTGATGGTGCAACTATCGGAGCTAACTCAGCTTCTACAGGTGCATTTACTTCTGTAACGACTACAGGTAATGTTGATGTAGGTGGTAATCTTACAGTAACAGGAACAACAACTTTTAATGGTGGTACACTTACTCTTGGTGATGCTGCTGATGATAACGTAGTATTTGGTGCTGACGTTAATTCAAACATTATACCTAATACCGATAACACATACGACCTTGGTAGTTCTTCACAAGAATGGAAAGACTTATACGTTGATGGTGTAGCTTACCTAGATGGTATTAACTTTAATGGTACAGCAATAACTGCAACTGCAGCAGAACTCAATATACTTGATGGGGTTACATCGACTGCAGCAGAGTTAAATATCCTTGACGGAGTTACCTCAACTGCTGCTGAACTAAACATACTTGATGGAGTTACTGCAACTGCAGCAGAAATAAACGCACTTGATGGAATCACATCTACCGTTGCAGAATTAAATATTGTAGATGGAGGCACGTCTGCTACATCTACTACATTAGCAGATGCAGATAGAGTTGTTGTCAATGACAATGGCACTATGGTCCAAGTTGCATTGACAGATTTTGAAACTTATTTTGAGTCTGCATTAGATACACTTAGCAATGTTACAACTGTAGGAGCATTAAACTCAGGTAGCATTACAAGTGGTTTTGGTGCAATAGATAATGGTTCATCTGCAATTACAACAACAGGTACAGTTACATATGGTAGCTTATCAGATGGCTCTATAACAATCACAGCCTTTGTAGATGAAGATGATATGTCTTCCAACTCTGCAACACTTGTACCAACACAGCAGTCTGTTAAAGCTTATGTAGATACACAACTTACAGCAGAAGATTTAGATGTCACAACAGATAGTGGCACGATAGCTATTGACTTAGATAGTGAAACATTAACAGTTGCAGGTGGAGAAGGTATAGATACATCTGCTACTTCTAATACAATAACAATAGCAGGTGAAGATGCTACAACATCTAATAAAGGTATAGCATCATTTAGTTCAGACGACTTTACAGTTTCTAGTGGAGCAGTTAGTCTTGCAACTACATCAACTGCTGCAGAATTAAATATTCTTGATGGAGCAACAGTCACTACAGCAGAACTAAATATTTTAGATGGTGTTACAAGTACTGCAGCCGAACTTAATATTCTGGATGGTGTTACAAGTACAGCAGCAGAGTTAAATATTTTAGATGGTGTTACAGCAAGTGCTGCAGACATTAATCTTATAGATGGAATTACAAACGGAACTGTTATAGCTAGTAAAGCTATTATAACAGATGCAAACAAAGACATTACTGGTGGTCGTAACATTACAATTAGTGGTGAGCTAGATGCAGCTACACTTGACATATCAGGTGATGCAGACATAGATGGAACATTAGAAGCTGATGCAATTACTATTAATGGTGTTACATTAGCAGAAACAATTAGTGATACTGTTGGAGCTATGGTTAGTTCTAATACAGAGACTAATATAGCAGTTACTTATGACGATTCAGACAATACACTAGACTTTGTAATTGGTACATTAAATCAAGACACAACAGGTAATGCAGCTACAGCTACAGCTTTAGAGACTGCTCGTACTATTCACGGAGTTAGCTTTGATGGTACTGCAAATATAGATTTAAGTGAAGTTATACAAGATACTGTAGGAGCTATGGTATCTTCAAATACTGAGTCAGGTATTACAGTAGCTTATGAAGATAGTGATGGTACTTTAGACTTTACAGTAGGAACTCTTAATCAAAAT